AAACTTATTGCGCAGCGCGGCCTCCGCCTTGTCAAACTTCTCCCGGTAGTCCGGGTCATTGGTGATAGAGCCGATGATATAGATTAGCATGTCCTCTTTCCTTTCTTTATAGCGCCTTCTTTCCTATCGCTCTCGCCCAGCTCATCGGCGTCCCGGTCACGTCCTCCCAGCAGTAGCGGCAAACCATCATGCCGCCATTGACGGGGGAGAAGCGCACAACGCGCTTTTTGCGAATGCCGCATGCGTCGCAATAGCCATACTTGTCGTCCATGTGCCTGTGCGCCCTTGCGCAATCGATGCACATCGGCCCGTCCGGCGTGTCCCTCAGCGCCCGGAGCTTGTTGCACTTGGGACAGGGCAGGGCGCGTTCCGCCCATCGGGCCTCGGGTGTCTTCGCATGGGATTCCGGCAGCAGCTTTTTCCTCATCTCCGCCAATTCGGCCTGGCGCGCGGCCTCGGCCGCTTCGTCCACCGCCCGGCAGGCCGGGCACTTGCCGGCGGCGTGCCCGTAGTATTCGGCGCGGGTCAGCCGCCGGTCGAGACGCTCCCAGCCGGAGTGGCCGCAGCGGTACGCAAATTCGTAAAGGTGCCTGCATTCTGTCATGGTTTCTTTCTCCTTTCATTTCCTATAGCGCTTGCCGCGCCAGCCCTCGGCCTTCAGGGGCAGCCCCCGCGCCCAGGGGATCGGGGCGCACAGGAGTTCCTCGAACACCTCGACGCTCCCGAAGCCCTCCGGGACCTCGGCGACGGCCTCGTCGTGGACGTGCATGACGATGGGGTAGCCCGCCGCCTCCGCCCGGAGCATGCCGCAGCAAAGGATGTCGCGGGCGACGGCCTGGGTGACGTTCTCCGCGATCCGGCCGCCGTAGAGGTACTGCGTCTTCCAGCGGCGCGAGTAGGAGTCGACACCGTCATGGGCGATGCACATCTTCCGCCCCCAGGGCACGTCCTTCTCCTCCAGGCGCGGGTTGCGGTAGTAGAGGCAGCGGCCGGAGGGCAGGCGGATCAGCAGCGCCCCGTCCATGCACGAGAGGGACACCGGCCCGGCCCGGAACTCGTCGCCGGGGCGCTCCAGGGCCGCGACCGCGCAATTCTCGAGCTCATGCCACCAGCCGACGGTCTTCGGCCGCGACTCCCGCCAGCCCCGGACAATCCCCCTGACCTCGTCCTCGGGCAGCTCCAGGCCGAAGCTGCTGCCCATGGCCTGGAAGGCACCGACGGCGCCCTGGTAGCCGCAGGCGAGCTCGGCGACCTTGCCGATCTGGCGCTGGTCCCTGCTGACGTCGTCGTAGGCGACGCGGTGGATGGCGGCGGCGGCGACCTTGTACGGGTCGCGCCCGGCGCGGTACACGTCCAGGGCGGACTCCTCGCCCGCCAGCCACGCGAGGACGCGGCCCTCGATGGCGGAGTAGTCGGCGGCGATGAAGTCGTGCCCGGGCGCGGGGACGATCATGCCGCGCAGGCAGCTCGACGCCGCCACGAACAGGTCGCCGTAGAGCATCTCCACGGCCCCGGCGTCGCCGGCCAGGAAGAGCGCTATGCACCCGTCGACGTCGGCGAAGGCGCCCCGGGGGAAGTTCTGGGGCTGCACGAGGCGGCCGGCCCAGCGGCCGGTGGCGGCGCCGTAGTACATGAACAGCCCGCGCAGCCGCCCGTCCGGGCAGGCCGCCCGGCGCATGGCCTGGTACTTGGCCAGGCTGGAGCGGGACAGGCTCCGCCGTATCTCCAGCACACGGGCGGCCCGGGGGTCGACGCCCGGCGCCGCGCCGCCCAGGAGTCCCGCGTCCTCGTCGCCAAGCGCCTCGTCGACGTCGCGCGCGGTCAGGCCGGAGATGGGCACGCCCATTTCCTGCAGGAGTCCCAGGGTGGCGTCGCGCTGCGTCGGCGAGTCCAGGCCGGTCAGGTCCTGGAACTCGGCGGTCAGGTGCCCGGCGGCCTCCTCGACGGCGGCGGAGATGGCGTCCACGGCGGCCAGGTCCACGGCGATGCCGCGGCCGTTGACCGCCAGGTCGAACTGGAACAGCGCCAGCTCCGACGCCGGCAGCTCCGGCAGGGCGCGGGACAGGGCCTCCTGGGCGCGGGTGTCCTGGCGGCAGTACTCCGCCAGCCGCACCAGGTCGGCGGGGTCCTCGTGCCAGTAGACGCCCGCCGGGTCCTCGCCGCGCCTGGGCTTGCGCGGCCGGCACATCTTGCGCATCAGGCGCGTGCCCTGGTCGTCCTTCCACTCGTCGGCCAGGAGGATGGCGCCGGCCTGGTCCAGCGGCCGCGGGAAGCCCGCCACCACCGCCCGCGCCGCCGTGCAGCGGAGCTTCCGGGGCGGCAGCGGCGGGAAGCCCCGCCGGGCCGACATCAGCCGGCGCCAGATTTCCAGCTCGAAGCCGGCGTTGTGCGCCTCGATGACGTCGGCAGCCCCGACCATCGCCAGCATGGCCTCCGTGCCGACCAGCGGCAGCCCGCCCGCCGCGGCGGCGAAGCGCACCTCCGGGGTCAGGCGCTCGTCCGGCAGCCAGGCCACCGGCTCTTCGCCGCGCGGCTTGAGCGCCAGGCAGAGCACGTCCGTGCTTGGGTCGGCGGCGTAGTGGTGGACGCCGGCGGACTTGAGGTCGTCGGCGCTGCGGGTCTCGAAGTCGATGGTCAGGATTGCGGTCATCAGATGTCGTCCAGGCTGGTGTAGCCGGCCGGCGCCGGCGCGGGGGCGGGAGCGGGCGGGAAGCCGCCCAGGTCGTCGGGGTCGAAGGACAGGTCGGGGGCGCCGGCCGCGACGTCGACGCCGAGCATCTCCAGGGCGCGCGCGCCGCCGTCCCCGTCCAGGCGCTCGCCGTCGCGCAGTATCTGCACGGCCGCGAGCTGGATGCGGACGCCGCGGTTGCCGGCCTTGTCGTACACGATGGGCGTCACCACGGCGCGGCAGTAGCAGCCCGGGTAGGCCAGCTCCGGGTCCTCGACGGGCATGCCGCGCGCGTCCACCACCGGCGGACGCCGCAGGGTCTTGGCGCGGACGAAGATCGTATCCCGGAAGCTCTCGCCCCAGGAGGCGACCTTCTCGTTGCCGTCGCAGAAGGGCGACCGGACGTTGCCGGGCGCGCCCTTGGGCCAGTAGTCGGCGATGGCCTTGCGGCAGGCGTCCTTGAGCGGCTTCAGGTCGGCGGTCCGCTCGAACATCATCACCAGCGAATAGGAGCCCTGGGTCTCGTCCTCGAACTTGTAGGGCTCGAACAGGTGCGGATACGACAGCCGGAACTCCGGCGTCTTGACGTCATAGTAGTTTCTCTTGGCCATAATTGCGTTCCTTCATATATGGGGTTGGCTTCGGGGCTCATTCAAGCAGCATCTTCAGGTGCTGCTCCTCGATGGCCTTCTGGCCGGCGCGCGGGTCGTCGGAGTAGGCGGCGGCGAGGGTGACGCGCTCCTCGCGCACCACCAGCGGCGCCAGGCGCTCCTCGCGCACCTTCTTGGGGACCTTGCGGGAGGTGAGCATCTTCTCGACCTGGGCGGGGCTCTGGAGCTTCCGCGTCCAGAGGTCGTCGCCGAGTTCGGCGAATTCCCTCTCGACGGCCGCCTCGTCCCCCCACTTGCGGTTGCCCCACGCGCGCTGCTCGACGAGCTTGCGCCCGGGGATTTCGACGCCGCGGGAAAGGAGGTCTAGCTCCTCGGCGGCGAGCGCCTTGCGCCACGCGTCGAAGTCCGGCGAGTTGAAGAATCCGGACAGGAAGCCGACGTCGGCGGGGCGCAGGGCCTGGACGGCGGGGAGCGTGAAGCAGCCGTCCTGGGGTTCCTCGAGCTTGCCGAGCGCCAAGTCCTGCTTCAGGGGGCAGACGGCGAGGGCGTCGCAGAAGCAGCACCACTCGCCCGCCGCGCAGGGCGCGTCCGGCTCCTCGGTGCGCTTCGCCGCCGGCAGCAACACCTCGCGGCCCCAGCGGTAGAGCTCCTCCACCGCGACCTCCCAGGAGTCCACCGCCGCCTGCTTGAAGTGACTGTTGGGCTGCACGATGGTGATGACGACGGACTCGGCGCCGGTCGGGTTGTCGGCGCCGAGCGCGCCCAGGGCGTAGTACATGCACTGGGCGTTGCCCTCCGCCTTGACGGGCTTGACGCCGTTCTTGTAGTCATAGATGCGCAGAACGCCGCAGGGCGTGTCCGGCAGGATTGCGGCGTCGTTGCGGCCGTACATGCCGGGATGGAGCCAGCCCAGGTCGAAGGGCTGCTCGACGACGAGCAGGCCGCCGTGCTCCGCCAGGTCGGCCTGCACCTTCTCGACGTAGGCGGACACGCCGTCCGCCATCTCGCCGGTGACCTCGGTCTCGCCGGCCTCGTGCAGGATGGACTCGCCGATGAAGAGGCAGGGGTCTACGCCCTCCAGCAGGCACTTCTCTGCGAGGGCGTGCGCGGCCGTCCCCAGGACGGCGAATTCGCTCGGGTCGGAGCGCCGGCCCTCGCAGAGGCGGGGCGACGCGGGGCAGTTCATCCAGCGATGCGCGCTCGATGCGCCGATGCTGGAGTGCGCGGCCTGGGCCGCGGGGGCGGTGGCTTCGGCTTCAGAACGCATCGTCAGCCCCCCTTTCCGCCAGTTCGGCCTCGAGGTGGGTCAGCATTTCGGCGCGCCTGTCCTGGGGGACTTCCCGGAGATAGCGGGCGCCGTAGCGGGCGAACACCGCCAGCATGACTTCCTTCTGCCTGGCGGTCAGCGTCGGCCCGCCGACCATCCGGGCGATTTCGGAACGGCAGGCGGCGTCATCGAGGGCAGCCGGAGCCGCAGGGGCAGCCGGAGCCGCAGGGGCAGGAGCCGCCGGAGCCGCCGGGGCAGCCGGAGCCGCCGGGGCAGCCGGAGCCGCAGGGGCAGGGGCGATTGGCGCAGGCGGCGCCTTGGGCGCGACCGGCGCGGCGGGGGCGGGCGTCCCCTCCGGCTCGGCGAGGGGCGGGCCGTCGAGGACGTCCAGCATCCGCGCGAGCACCTGCCTGATGCAGCGCAGCTCCTCGCGGATTTCGTTCAGGGCGATGGATTCAGTCATGGTGGATTTCTCCTATTTGTGCGGCGAGCGCTGCCGCCGGACCTTCCGACGGGCGCACGGCGCGGTTGATCGTGTCGGCCTTCGCCACCAGGGCGTTGGCAAGAAGCAAATCGGCGCTGCCCTCCAGCGCCATGACGATGACGCGGACGGGCGAGCCCTGGCCGATGCGGTGGCAGCGGTCCTCGGCCTGGGCCATGTTGCCGGGCACCCAGTCGATCTCGGCGAAGACGACCGTGGAGGCGGCCGTCAGCGTCAGGCCGGTGCCGGCGGCGAGTATCTGCCCGACGAACAGCCGGGAGGTGCCCTCCTGGAAGGCGCGGACGGCGGCGTCCTTGGCGGCGTCCGACATGCCGCCGTGGAGCGCCACCGCGCCGACGTCTCGGAACTCGCGGGCGAGCTGCTCGATAATCTCGCGGTGCCAGGCGAAGACGACGACCTTGTCCTCCTCCTCAAGCAGGCTGCCGCGCAGGTGGTTGATGACCTGGGGCAGCTTGCGGCGGCCGGCCTCGAGGCGGGCCGCGGTGAGCACCGCGATCTCGCGGGGCATCAGCCCGATGGCGGCGTCCGCGGCGTCGGCGCCGTACTCGTCCCAGCTCCGGATGACGCGGAGCGCCAGGCCGCGCACCTCGCCCGGCTCGGCGGGCCCGGAGGCGGGCAGCTCCACGACCGTCCGGCTCTTGGGAGGCAGCTCGGAGAGGACGTCGGCCTTCAGGCGACGCACCATCCAGCGCCGCGACAGGCCCTCGGCCAATTCCTCGAGGTGGCTGGCGCCGCGGAAGTCCCACGCCCAGCGCACCGGGCGCCCGCGCCGGAAGCTGACCGGCTTGAGGACCCCGGCGCAGTAGCGCTTGCCGAACTCGACCCGGCTGATCCGGCAGCCCATGGCCTTCAAAAGCGGCCACAGGTCCATCGGCCGGTTGACCATCGGCGTGCCGGTCAGGAACAGCCGGCGGCCGGCCCGCACCGACAGGGCGGCCTTCGTGCGCCGGGTGGACGGGTTCTTGAGGTAGTGCGCCTCGTCGAAGATGGCGACGGCGAACGGCGGCAAGCCGGCCCTCGCGGCCTTGACCAGCCCCTCGTAGCTCACGACCTCGGCGCCGAGAATCGGCTCGGATGGCCACCAAAGCGCCATCTCCCGCCGCCAGTTCAGCCGCAGCGACGCGGGGCAGACGACCAGCACCGAGGCCGCGTCCAGGGCCAGGCAGTACGACAGCGCCACCGCCGTCTTGCCCAGGCCGGGCTCGTCGGCGAGAAGCGCGTCGCCGCCAAGACGCAGCAGGCGCTCAAGGCCACTCTTCTGGTAGTCGCGCAATTTCATAATGGAAAATCAGTCCTTCAGGTTTCAGTGAATTGCCCTGCTTGCGTCAATTACGCGCGGCAGAGGCAGGGCTTGCCGCGATGGAAAGGCGCCGGGGTATTGTACGCGCCCCCCGGCTCCGCATTGACGCCAACGGGAATTGCAGGCGCGGCTGCCGCCGGAGCGACGGTTTACTCCGGCGGAGGGAAATTAGGGGCGGGCAGTCGAATCGGTTTCCGTTTCCGGGTTTTCGTCTTCCTGGTCATCGCGCATGATGCGCTCGACCTCATCCTTTGTCGCGCTAAGCGCAATCGCGACATAGGCGACAAAAATCGTGACCCCGACCGCCAGCAGGAACAGCGCGGCGAGGGAGTCTATCAAAGCGGCGTCAATCATGGCTGCCCTTCCCCCACGATTTCCCAGTCCTCGGAAAGGATGTCGGTCTGGCTCGCCAGCCAGCCGGTGAGAACCTTCCTGTCGGCGGTGAGCATGCGAATGCTGCCCAGCGCCTCGATGGCGCCGCCGTTGTCTTCAGCCAGCTTGCGCAGGTGCGGCTCCCGGCACCAGTCGGCCCGTACAGTCTCGGCGGGCAGCAGCCACAGATACATGCCCTTGCCGTTCCAGCCCGCCCGGGCGACGCGCAGGCCGTCCTTCAGGGCCTTGATGGCCTGCCCAAAGTCAAGTCCCGTAACTCGATGCGAATGTCCCATGTCAGTCCTCCTTCTTGAATAGGTGCCATATAATCCCGCCGACGCCCCAGGCCGCCAGAAGCCCGAGGTTGCCGACGACGATGATGCAGAGCAAGCCGACGATTACGTTGTCCATCTCAGTCCGCCTCCCCTCGGGTCAGTCCTCGACCCGGTATATGGTTTTTATGATTATAATCACGCCGCTCTGGAGGCGGTGGCACTCGTGCCAGTCGCCGCCGGACTCATTTTCGAATTCGTTGAGGATGCCGATAATCCGCTGGATGGCCTTGACCTGCTTCCGCGTCACGGCCAGTTTTCGCG